CCATCAACTAATAAGCCCCCCACACCATCATCACTAATTACTTCGCCATCGGGCCCAGTGCCGCTAACGGTGCTTGGTTCAATTGCATTAAATAATCTAATAATTGATTTAGCAAAAACACTAACAACTGGTGCAGAAGGTATTGTCGGATCCTCTTCAACTTTTAAAGCATGAGCACCACCAGCAACGAAATTAAAACTATTCAATTTCTCAACTACAATAATTTGCCTATCAGGAATAATTTTAATAATTTTGCCTCTTGGTGTATCAACTGCAATAGTTGTATCATAAAGAGTCTGGCCAACTTCATAAGTAACTGTCTCAACATCATACGTCAACTGAAACGATACTAATGGTTGACAAAAATGAACAGTTGCCGAATAAGTAACATCACAATAATCGACAAATGTGTATGATTTCAAAAAGCTGATCAATTCACTTCTGCTGAATTGTTTATTAAAACCAATATAATTTTCCATATAATGATTCATTGATAATTCAAACGTCTCTTTATCCATATCAAAACCACGAGTGAATTTCAATTGAACATGTGGCTGTAATGCCATAACACTCGGTCTACGATATTTTCCGAACACTTGCATAAAACGATAATATTCAAAATATTCAATAATTTGTTGTTGCTCTTCAAATGTTAATACGCCATATTGACAATCATCAAACAATTCATTCATGTTTCGTCTAACACCACTGAACACAAACCAGCCTTTATCAATCTTAGTAGTTGGTGTTAATATCTCAACAGGATTTTCATTGTAATCTACATAATCACGATGTGAAGAATAAACGACCATATCTCCCAGAGCAGAATAAAGTGACGTTTGTTTAATACGAAAATTATAATCATCTTCAGTTACACATCGACCGCCAGCAGAATAAAACAACGGTGCATTCTGAGAGATTGACGCGCATTCTTCCTCATCAAGTCCATCTTTAAGATAATCAGATGAAGTGATTGCTAAATAAGATGAATTGAGAAATGGTGTTACTGGCGTAAATGCTGAACTATAAGACAACCCATTATATGTTGCACCATTAGTATATAAATAATTCACTTCAATCAAATCATCTTCAGATGGAATATTAAAAAACCCTCTATCTTTATCAAAACGAATTTCAAAATTCAAAAGATAACGAATAAAGTAATTGTTGGCTAAGTAATAGTTGCGATCTTCATAAACGTGATGCCACTGAACACCATTCACATATAAAGCAAAATTATCATTATCAACATTCTCCCTATCATCAAGTTTAAATGTTTCAAAATCTTTTCCTTCAAAAGTATGTGAATATGTTTTCCAATATCCTTCATAGGCAATAATATCAGCTGAAGAATTAGCAGGTATTGTATAATCTTCAATAGTTGATAGCTGAATCTGCCCCATCATAAAACTAGTATGAGCGGATATTGTTACATCTACACCAGCACTATTAACAACATTTAATGTCATTTTTGGTGCTGATTTTCGTCTCGGCAAATAATTTAATTGATATGCACTTTTAAATACATTATCCTCTAATTGTGCTGTCGCAATAAACAGTTCATTGGCCACAAAATTTAATACTGTATTGATATAAAAAACAACATAAGAAAGAAAATGAATCCAAGCAGAAATAGCAGCACCTTCAAAATTGTAATCTCTTAGTGCAGTTTGATTTGATAAAAATGTTTTTAATCGACTCTTGATAGATTCATAATCAACATCATAATATTGTTTTGCAGACATATTGATAAATCCTTATATTCTATTTAATTGCATATTCAAAGTCTGAATTTGGTTCAGTCTCAGCATTTCATATATGATTTCAACATCATAATAGTTTTCTTCTGGATATGGTGTAACATTGATTCTATTTACTTTTATTCTCGGTTCCCAATTTTCGAGTGCAACATTGATTTCATCTTTCAACTGCAATGCTGTTAATTCATTAATTTTTTCAAAGAGAATATTATAAACTCTTGAGCCATATAAAGGAACGAATTCACGTTCTCCGACTCGTGTTAAAATAATATCAATAATGGCTTGTTTAACAGAATCAGCATCTTCTTTAAAATCAATCGTATTATACTGATTCATCAACATCTGAAAATCTATATCAACATAATTTGCAATAGCCATTTAATTACTCCCAACATTCGTTGAACACGTATTTATAGTGCCTGTGAATATACCTTGAAATGCTGAACCCATAGTTCCCATCGGCATACCATTAGCAATATTTTTTGTTATTCCAACTAAGAAACCAACATGACCACAAGCACCTTGAACAATAGAATTTAATTGTGAAACAGGTAAACCATTGACAATAACTGTGCTGGCACCTGTATAAATTTGACCAACCATACCACATTCACATGCGACACAAAAGCCTGAACCTTGATCAGTTAAGCGTGCTAATAACATATTTACTCCCTAATTCAGTTGAACAAAAGCACCAGTAATTGTCACATTAGCTGAACCAGTTATTCCAATTGAAGTGCCTGAAATATTACAGGGTCCTGCACTTGTAACATTTAATGTTCCGGCACCTGTTGATGTTAAGCTAACAGTTGATGCTGATGTTAATGTGAGAGAACCTTTTGGATTGATTGTGCAGGCACCTGTTGAGGTAATTGTTAATGTTCCATTAGCAGTTAATTGAGTATTAGCACCAGTGATTGTTAAATTGCCTGTCGAATTCACTTTTGTTTCGCCAGTTGATGTTAACTCAACATTTTGTGATGCTGTTATCTTAGCTGTTTTTGTTGCTGTGATTTCAGTATTATCTGTTGATTGTATCAATACTTTCTTTACAGATTTAACAGTTAAATTATCAAGAGCATTTACCAATAGAGTGCTTTCAGCTTGTATTTCTGATGCTGCTTTGAGTGTAACTAGTGCCTGATCAGTGCATGTAATTGATGTTTTCTTTTCACAAGTAACACCTAAATCACCCTGACAATTCAGTAATGTTGAACCCTTTACATCTATAACTGCATCACCATCAACTTTGACAGTTAATGAGCCTTTGATATAAACATTTTTATTCAATAATGTTATATCATATTCATTGCCAACTGTTTTTTTAACACGATCACCAACGGGTCCTATTTCATCATAAGTTCCTGTTGGATGATAAACGTGAATTCTTTCGCCACCCGGTGTTGAATCTATTTCTATAACATGACCACCAGGAGTCTCAATAACACGATTATTTGGATATTCAGCTTCGTATGGTGGGTCAGGTTCTTCAATATCTGTTCCTACAATATCCCAACTTGTTTTATTATCTGTTTTTGTTTTAACACATGTCTCATCTAAATTTTCAGCACGAGCTAATCTTGAAATAGAACTTTCATCTTTAAATTCTTCAGAAGGGTGTTGTTCTGTTGGGTCACTAAAGCCCATCTGAAAATTAGGCATTTCATCTAAAACAAAAGGCATTACAGCGAAGTAAAATGGTTTCTGATGATATTGATCAAGAAAGAAAACAAACACTCGTGTACCCGGTAATATAGTGCTGAAATCAGATATTCCATCTATAGATGAATTTGATATTGGCATGGCTGGCAAAGACCATGGTAAATCATCTGTTGCAAGAAACTGAATATTATTTTTTGATGTTCTATTCTCAGTATGAACACCAAAAATACGAATCTTTAAACGCCCAAGCTTTAAGGGGTCATTATTATCTTCAACTATACCAATATAAAACATTGTTAGCCCACCTTAGCATTATTAAAAAATGCATTTTTGAATAATCGAACATTCTGCATATAATTATTATTCGATTGAATTGTATGTTTAATCTGAGTAATCAACCATCTGTTTTGAAAGTGATGGTTGATTAAAGAATTGTCTGAGCTTGGCATATTAAACACAATAATGTCACCAATTTTACGAGCAACAGAACCAGGCATTTGACAAATAACATTATAATTGTGCAATGTTTGCATCATCATGTTTCTTTTTAAATCCGAATCAAAATCATTGTAATAAGCCCCAACATCATTAAGACTACTCGACATAAGCGGATTAAAAACTTTATTCTGGCCTAATAATGGTATTTCATCACCAAACATTTCATCTAATGATTTTTGATCTTTTTGAAATGAATAATTTTCAATACTTGGCTGATATACTGTCTGGCCGAAAGCTTTCATTTCATATAATCGTTGCAAATTGAAATACTTATCAATAGTGTATTTCAATACTGCTAAGTTTGAAAGACGTGTTTCAAAATTTGTGTGATTGATAAATTGCTGAACTGGTTCTTGAGCTAAGAAATATGAAAGTTTATTGAATCTATAACCCAAACTTGATTGAAAAAACATTAAATCTTCATTTTGTGAACATAAATAATCAATAATTTGATTCATTGTCCAAAAATTAGATGTAAAATTCATCATATTTCCTAGAAAGGGATAAATAGCATCAACTTTTGATTCAATATCAGATAAAATGCTTTGAATAATTGTGGTAGTTGAATCTTCAAAATGTTTTGAATAACGAATTTGCTCTGAAAATATTGCATCTTCACACACAAGTTTTAAAATCACAGTAGGGTTTTTATGCATTTCATCTGAAACAGTCATTTGTGGTAATACAGAATCAACAACCATATCAATAAATCTTGCTGAATTTTCAAAATTATCTGAAAAGGCAATTAAGACACGTTCACCACCAATGATTGGTAATGATTTCACAAAATCATTTGTATCATTTAAAGCAAGTATGCCTGTTAAATATTTCTGAAAAATATCTTCATATATTTCAATCGTTGTGAATGAACGTGACAAATCAATAGTTTCACCATTCTTTGATGTGATACTAAGATTATAAATAATAGCTGGATTTAAGCTATTGTTAATGCCTATCATATATTATTTCCTCTGACAACTGCCCATTTGAATCTCATACCAGCTTCGCCAGAATTATAAATTCGAATTTCGGTTTCAGAAACAGCTTTGAATGCTATATCACCAACATATCCTAAATCTTCATAATTATCATCAATAATCGGCGTAACCATTACACAAATATTAGACGAATGTGAAAGCTCTTCATGCTCATCAATAGTAATAGTTACAAAATCATCATAACCAACAAATGTATCTATGCCATGAAATAAAGGTTCTTCAATAACGAACCATTTGTATCTACCTTCATAGCCACTTGAATAAATTTCAAACGTGTTTTTATCAATCATTTTATAGCCAATATTACCAATATTACCAAGCTCATCTATTGACTTAGGATAAGGTACGATAGCTATGCAAACATCTTCAGGATCAACAATTTCTTCATTATAATCACGCACATTAATTTCATGTGCAACATCACCCGGTGCAAAACCTTCATTTGTCTGACCACTATCAAAAACACGATATACAAATTGTGTTCCAGACAAGCCACTATTTAAAATGTTAAATGTTGAAGGTGATGTAACTTTATAACCAATTTCACCGTCATTACCGAAACGTGTCCATCTTGAAAATATTGGTGAAATTAAAACACGAGTATTTGCATAGTTATTGAAAATATATGGTGATTCAATTTCAATAGCTTTTTCATAGCCACCAAGCTTTTTAAATGTTTGAGAAGAATTCGAAAGAAACATAACCCAGTAAAATTTATTGCCAGCTGTTCCTGTATTATAAACTCTCATTTCATTCTTATCGAAACATCTATATCCAAAACGACCAATTAATTGAAATGTATTCAGATTTTCGACAACAGGTGTTATCATAACAGCTATATCATCTTCAGTTTCAATATTTTCATTGTCTGGCAATACTACCGAGGTATAAGTACCAGCACCAGAGAAATAGCCGTCACCCATAGCAATAATTTCGCCATCAGCTGAATATTCCATATCATCTTCAGATAACACAATATAATCAAACGCAATATCTTCTGTTCCTGTATTATAAACACGAGGATATAGATAATTGCTACGGATACCCATTCTACCTAGTGTTCCTAGTTGTTCAGCTGTTGGCTTGCCAGTCAGATGAATATGATAATCATATTTATATCCAGGAACATCTAATTCAGTGAAAAGGCCTAAGCCTGATGTTAATTGTTGATCATCTAAATCAACCAATACACCATGTGTAACTCTCGGCAAATCAGGCAAATCTCTTAAAAAATTATTACCTTGATAATAATTCATCTGATATGATGATTCTGAATTAATCAATGGTTTATCTTGAAGAGCTAATAAGAAATTAGTAACAAAGTTACCCAGATATTGAGGCTTAACCAATTTGATAACACGCTTTGCATCAGCTTCACGCAATAATCTATCAAAATAATCAGCGTATTTTGTTGAATTAAATACATATATTGGATCAGGTTCTTGAAATACTGCATAAGTAAAAGTCATAGCTATTTCAAGAGTATTTTCCATGACAATCTTAAAAGAATTGCTTGATATTTTTTGATACCCGTAATCTCCTAAACCTTCAAGTTCCCAATCTTCAGCACTAGGAACAATCATTACAACATAAGGTGCAGCAGATTCATTAGAAAAGAATATTTGCTTTTCTGTTTTACCAGATGAAATCATCACAACACCAGTCTGAATTAAACTATTTGTAAACTTTGTTTCTGTGGCAATATCTTCACAAATTTGTTCGATCTGTTCTGTTGGTAATGGTGTATCAAAATTGATATCATGTAAATTATTCAATAAAGCAATAACCCACCAATAATTAGTTGAACCATAATAATTTTTGGCTATTGTTGTCAGTGTTTCAAAATCTTTTATTCTGTATTCTATAAGCTGATCATCTTGAATAGTATCAACTACAATACGCCTGAATATATTGCGAAATTGTTTATTTTGAATTTCAACTATTGGGAGATTTTCGAAATATCTCATAATTAAATCCTTGCGTTAACAGTATCTTTTGTAATGCGTTTTAATTCTCTCAGACCGATATTGACTTGAACAGCTGATAATTCACCGTCTTGATGTGTTCTCATGTTTCCGAATGGTGCATAATTGATATTTAACAAATAAACACCACATAAGCCAGTCTTATAAACTAAGTTATTAAACTGTGTATAAATAGCAGCTTCACAAATATTCGGAAAGACTATAATCGTTTCTTGATAATTAGGTGATGTAATTAATTTTAAATGATCAACAATCTCTCTTATTTTTAAAGCTTCAGTTTTGTTTTTGGGCATCATATTAATTAAATATTCAAACTGTCGGAAACCACAATTATCATACGATTGAGCCACAAAATCATTTATTTTTTTACCAGCTGTAAATTCAATGGCAGATGCTACTGCTTGTCCAATATCAAATTTATCTATAAGTGCTCTGGCCATTTTTGCAAATCCAACACCAGCTAATCTACTATAATCAATTGTTTCATTCCAATGATGATCAAAAGCCTCTTGAATTGTAGTTTCAGGCATAGAAAGAAAAAATTCACTTGAAATATCTTTATGTATCAATAATCTTCCTTCATCTTTATTATCACCAACAGCTTGCCAATCATAAAAAGTAAGCTTCAAAAAAGGTTGTTGAAAATTAAACCCGCCAGCAGGAAGATATTCTTTACCATCTAATTCAAGAGGAAAAACTAATCTTTTATATTCTTTTGATGCCATATTAACAACCTTGATATAAAATTATAAGAGTGTAGGGATTTTTATCTCCCTACACTCTTATTTACTTAGTTAATCAAATCTGATTAAGCGGGCAGGTTAGTGGTTTCGATCTTTCTGAAATAATTTTCAGCACCGAACGGATTGTCAGTCAGAGCATAGCGCATTCTGAAGAAAATTCTCGGCTGATCAGATTCTTGAGTTACACCCTGAGTAATCTTGAGCGGAACATAAGGACTATAGAATACACCAGCGTCTACTTCGCTGTTGCCTTTATAACCCATCAGGATATGAGTTGCATCAGTGTGAATGTCAACGAATACTTTCATGTAACCATTAAACATGCCTACAAAAGCTGAACCAATAGGATCAACATTAGAGGTATCAAGTCTACCACTCATTTCGAGAGCAGTCAGAGTTGAAGTATCAACGATCATGAAGTTACCCTGTCCACGTCTGGTAGCTTTCGCAATTTCACGAGAGGTGCGAGAAATCTTAGCAGCGAGGTTCTGATACTTTTCTACTTCCCAACGACCATCAGCAGTATTGTAATTCCAAGTGCTAGTGCCACCGAGAATTGCTTTAGCTTCAACCAGGTCGATGAATTCACGATTCAGTTCAACAATGATTTCTTCTGAGCCAACCTGAGTAAACAGGCTAACTGCATCAAGACCATGACATGACTGGAGGTCTTCAGCCATTTCACGAGTGTAACTTGATTTCATTTTTCTGCTAACAGCGGTTGCAGTTGCTTTTTCAATCGTTACACCGATTTCTTTCATATCAGTTCCGAGAGCTTCACCAACGGCAGTAGCTACAGAACCAGTATAGTTTGAGAAAATAGTCTTATAAAGAGCTTCGTTTGAAGTTTGGGAAACTACAGTAGCACATTCAGCTGAAAAGTTTTCAGCGTTATCGAGAGAATCAAGAGCAGCAAATCTCAGAGTTGTGGGGTCAGAAGTAATCTCGACCAGAAGCTTATTACCTTCGATGTGGCGAACTTTACCTGTTACTGCATCAGCAGTGTTAGTAATCCAGCCACCAACAGTAAACTGAGTGCCATCACTAACTACGAGAACCTGAGAATTAGCACGTTTGATCGGAAGAGCTTCGGTGTTAGCATGAACAGCACGAAGAGCAAAAATCAAACCTGACGGAGTAGAAAGAGGCTGAACACCAAAAATTTCCATACCAATCAGAGAAGGAACAATACGTCTGAGCATCGGGATCAGAATCGGCTGAAACTGAGCAATATCGCCACTAGCACTAGCTTCAAGAACCAGCTTTTCCAGCTGTTCAAGTTGCATGGCAAGCAGATATTTATGAGAACTTTTTACAGCTGGCATAGTTTCTTTCAGAGTATCGAAACTTTCATCTTTGCATTCGATAACTGTATTCCACTTTTTCAGCAGCTTTTCGGGCGATTCAAATTGAACAATTTTATTAACTTCCATTTTTAAACACTCCTTAAAAATTATTACCTATTGTTGAATTAAACTTATATTATCTGCTTCTCATTTTACCGAGTTTTTTCAGATAACTAGACACTTTACTACGCTCTTCTTTCACGTTTTCATCTTCTTTTTCATCATCTTCATCTTCATCTACTTGATCACGAACTTCATCTTTTTTCTTTTCATCTTCATCTTCATCCTCATCAACTTCGTCTTTATCCTTCAATTCTTCATCTTCATCTTCTTTTACTTTTTTGGCTTTTTTCGGCTTTTTGGCCTCAACGACGGTATCAATCATGATATTCAATTTCGATTTGAAATCATTTACTGATTCAACAACCAGACCACTCATCAGATTCATCAAACGCTCTTTTGAAACTTCTGACAAACCTTCAGTAGCTTTCATAAAAGCAATAGCTTTCTGAGTTTCTTCAAGTGCCTTTTCCAGTTCAATGTTCTTATTTACTAAAGAATTATATTCACTCATCAGCTGATCATTCTTTTCACTCATCTCTTCAATTACCTGAAGATTTCCTTCTGGCAGTTTGATTCCATGAGATTCAAAAACTTTCTGAATGCCATCAATAATTTTAGTTGCTTTTTCAACTACGATTGAATTCTGAATTGCAACTTTATTTTCAGCTACGAATTCTTCAACTACATGTTTCAGATAGTCATTAAGCTGATTCTTAGTAGCTTCATTCTGTTCAGATACGATTTCTTCAAACTTAGCATCGTATTCTTCCTGCATAGCTTTTTTTGCAATTTCAAATTTCTTTTCAGCCGCTTCCATTACCATAGCTTCAAAAACAACAGAAATTTCTTTCTTAGCATCTTCAGTCAGAACTTCTTCGGATACATATTTTTCGAAAACTTTATTCAGATTTTCCATTCTAATTAACTCCTTAATAATTCATTCAGTCTTATTTACTCTTTTTAAAAAGAGCATCAAAATATTCCCGAAATACCTTTTTAACAACATCATTCTTTGTTTTATTATTCATATTTGAAAATTGATTTTTTGCTGAATCAACAATTTTATCGAAACCTTTAGCCTCAACAATTAAACCATTTTCATATACCCAATCTTTTTCCTCTAATACGCCTTGAATGAAAGCATCTGGTGCAGACGGGTCATAAACTACATCGGATAAAGTAATAATCTTTCTGCAATGAGTTTCAGTATAACCTGGTTTCTTAACAAGCTTTGCCAATGCTCTTGAAGAAAACCCAAGTTGAACTTCATTATTCAACAGATTAATAACTATATCGCCACATGGCGTTCCTGCTGTCGGTTTTGCCTTTAAATAAACATCATTACCATTGATTTGCAAATCAGTAAACTTGCAAGCAATTCTTTCAAGATTTACTTTAATCTGCTCTTCTGGAGTCTGAGGATGATTTAATTCACCAACTGCACGATTCTTTAACAGATATTGTTCACAATAATTCTGCAATTGTTCAATCATTGGTTCACGAACATATATACGTTCATTACCATTCTTCACAGCCATCTGAATTCCAATGCCCTCAATTACCCACGATTTTTTTCCATCAACTTCTTCAATCGTTGGTTTAATTGATTCACAAGTAAATTCTCTGACTAACTTTAGAATTTCCATTGATTTGATCCTATCTTATTTCTCATCAATGTTAGCTTTTTCAATTTTCAGAGATTTGAATCCCTTTTTCTCTAATTCTTTCATCTTTTCACTAAGCATTGATTTATCATTAGCTTTCGGAGATTTGAACGGTTTGCCATCAGGATGCTTGCCAACGATTCTGAAAAGAGGTTTATCAAGATCAACTTCATATTCCATCTTTACTTCATCTTCATCATTTTCTTCTTGCATCTTTTTTGAAGCTTCGAGTTTCTTCTTTTCAGCTAACTTTTTAAGAGCCTGTAAACGTGCATCACCAGTTAATTTGGACATATCAACAGCTTCCATTTTAACTTTCGGTGATTTAAGAGGGTCACCACGTTCAATACTGTCATCTTTTTTGCTAACGTCAACATCAGCCATGAATTCATTCAAATCCATTGCAATCTTTTCTTTGGCTTTTTCATCAGCTTTATCAAAGCCATTAGCTTTCAGTTCTTTGTAAAAATCTTCATCTTCTTTTTTTACTTTGAAAGCCTTAGATTCTTCACCAACCTTAAATTTCAGAACCATGTTATCATCATCATCTGATTCAATAGCAAAAAGATGTGCATCTTGAACATCATCACTATTCTTCAGAGGTACAGATATTGTTTCCTCAACAATACCAAAACGTGCCAGAATCTTAGTCACTTCTTTAGCTTCTTTTTCACAAACGTTATTTAATTCTTCAACAAAAATTTCATTGAAAGTTTGTTTGAAATCAAAATAATTTTGTTCAAGAGCAGAATCGAACAATTGTTTAATCTTATTCTTCATAAGTCTGTTTTTCTCCATTTTCATCAAGATTTTCATCATTATTATTATTTACTTCAGATTCTTCAGGCGGCGTTTCTTCCGCTATTTGTTGCTTAATCATTTCAATTTCATCATCAGTTCGCCTTAAAATGGTCTTATTTATATACTCTTCAGAAAAATACTTCGTTTTATATTGTTCTACCTTATCTAACACTTCAACTCTACGTTCTAATAATGCCAATTCTTTGCTTTCAATCCAATAAGAACTTTCATTCCAGGTATATCGAATATCATCTTCAAGAATATTTTGCCATTCGTCTATTGTCACAATATTTTTCATAACCAAATGAATTTTCAATGCTTGTGTAAGCATATCCGAAAATTTTGATCTGAGCTTTCGACAAAAACGATTGAACTTTAATTCTTCACGAGAAAATTCATTATTTCCAAAATCAATACTCGGTGCATTATCATTATCTGCTCTGGTTGAAGGTATTTTTAATGCTTTCCAAGCACGTCTTTTGAAATACAGAACATCAGTAATTTCACCTAACTGAGCACCACCAGATATACTCTGAACTTCAGTTCCTTTAGTGCCCATTCTCGGCAGCCAATAATCTTCCAGCATTGTCATAATTGACTTTGATTGATTAATGGCACCTGTAGTTGTATCGTATGTTAAGCGAGTTTTAAATTTATTCATCAGCTGTTTTACATACTGTTCAGCCTTAGTCTGGCTTAATCTACCAACATCAATATAGAATGCACGTCTT